GATGGAAAGCTGGATGAACTACGGGCTGAAGAGGTGGCGGAATGATTACTTATCAGCAAATCGCGCATCTAATTACTTTTGAGCCAGAAATCCTGGATGAAGTCAAATACCGATATCGAAAAGATTTCATTGCATGGTTTCCGCTGAATATGCACGTAATCGAAGCCTTCGAGCGTTACGCCATTGAGCTGAAGAGAAACGGAAAGCGTGAGTATTACAGCATCAAAGCACTCCTGGAGCGACTGCGCAGGGATTCGATGCTGGAAGATTCGGCCCTCGATTACAAACTCAATAACAATCATGCGGCGTGCATTTCCAGGATCCTCATGCGGCTGAACCCTGAGCTGGATGGAATGTTTCAGCTTCGAAGTCAGGTGAAGCCAAGAAATGAGGTTGAGGATGCACGGGATGAGGAAGATGAATATGCAGTCGCAGCAATATAGAGCGAGGTTAAACCAGGTGGCGGGCGCCTCCTGCTGGCCCTCAGTCCAGCGAATCATAGTCTGCCGAGTCTTGCACTTTCATGCCTGGGTAATCGATAAGGCAACGCGCTGAAGATGCCTCGCTCATTTAACATAGGTGAAGAGGTCGAAGGAACACGGCTGACGCCGATCCGATTCTCTCACATGGGTCCAAATGGCAGAGCTTTTTTTATTTTTCGCTGCCGTTGTGGAACGGAAAAAGCGATCCAGAAAAGCAATGTCAGGAACAAAAAGGCTGGCGTCAAGTCATGCGGCTGCTTACGCCGTGAGGTTTGGCGCAAGCTGGGAAAAGAAATCCGTGCAAACCGCAAAGGCTGCACGCCCTGGAACAAGGGAATTACTTACAAAAACAAAAACCTTTCAGGCCGCCCTGGTTGGAAGCGTGGCCGCATCAAACTCAAATACCCGAATGGCCGCGTTGAATGGGTCAAGGTTTCTGATGAGTGCATTGGAACGGGATCCCAATGGTATGAAAGGCCACCAAGAAAGAAAAAGGTAAAAAATGTCTGAGAAACTTTACACCCTGCCAGAGATTGAGGAAATGACAGGGATCCACATCAATACGCTCCGGCGAGCTGCAAACCATGGAAAGCTGCCAGCGCAGCGCAGTGGCGGCGATCCGCGCGCCCTGACGCCGTTTCTGGTGAAACAAAAGGATCTGGATGCTTACCTGGAAAAGCGCCGCGCCAAAGAGTTCAAGTTTTCTGTTTTCAATGGCGGCAAGAAGGGAAGGGTCAAGAAAGGAAAAGGTGCAACCAGGGAGCAGATCAATGACGCTGTTGAGCGTTATCTGAAGCAGGGTAACAAGATCGAGCGCAGCCAGCCAGAGGTCCAGCCGACCACGTTTAACCCTGCATATTTTGATGAGCAGGAATTAACCATCCTGGATGAAATCAGTGGCGATCTGGCAGATTAATCCTGATGAGGAAAACCCGAAGCCTTTCAAGGCTGAATTCCTTCACCGCGGATGTATTCCATATGAACCTAAAAAAATACTAAGAAAGCTGTTTAAGGAAGCAGCAAGGAAGAATAAGAAATGACAGATGAACAATATGAAAATCTGATGAAGGAACTGGCCGAGCTGAAAGAAATGGCATGGTCGGAAAAAACCCAGGAACAGCTGCTAGAAACCTTAAAGGCAATGTCTGAAGTGATGGCCAAGCAATGCCTGGTTTATGAGCAACAGGCCCAGGTATTTAACCGCATGGAAAAGTATTTGAGCGATGAAGATGATGAACCAGAAGAGAAATTTTTACTGAGCTGAAAACAACGCCATGGATGGCTTTATTTTATATCACAGATCCTCAATCAAGCACCCGCTGAGATCAAAACCAGCTGTATGGTCATATTGGATTCATTGCCTGGAATCCGCTGCATGGGTTGATCATAAAGTTTGGTGGAATAACCAGGAATATTTACTGGAACGCGGCAGCTTCATCAGCAGCTCCGCTAGGGACCAGATTCAGCTGGGCCTTTCACGGCAAGAATTACGGACTGCACAAAAGCATCTGGAACGGTGCGGAATGATAACCATCGAAGCAACCAACAGCGGAACGCTGATCAAGGTTTGCAATTACTCGGTTTACCAGAATCCCAATGGTAAGGCTAACCAACAGACCAACCAGGAATCAACCAGCGATCAACCAGCAGCTAACCAACGACCAACCAGCGATCAACCACAACATAAAGAAAGGAATAAAATAAAAGAAAGAAAAAAAGGAAAAAAGATAACTACCGAAGAGCCAAAATATTCTGAAAGTTTTGAAATGTTTTGGGATGCCTATCCGAAGAAAGAGGATAAGGCTGACGCCTATAAACTTTACCAGGAACTGGAAGATGAACACGGCGTGCAATTGATCATCTTCTCAAATCATTACGCCAAGGAATACAAAGGCAACCGAAAACAATACGCAAAGAAAGCTAAATACATCCTCAGAGAAATGGAATGGCAAACCTGGATGAATGACAACCAGCCTGAACCTGAACCATCACCAGAGCAACCACGCCAGGAAGATCAATCATCCAAGCAACGCGGCTGCTCTTCATTCCAATTCTATCGAACCATCATCCGACAATCCCTGCCGGATCTTAACCTGGAAGAGATTCAACAGCACTGGAATCAATTCCATCACTTCAAAACCGTAATCGAAAATGCAGCAAATCATCAACGTCCAGCAACTCGCTGATAAGAAATTCTTAGACTCCGAAGAGGCGTCACAGTACATGCTCGGCATGTTCAACATCAAACTCTCACCATGCACCATCCGGCGCCTTTGCCGCACTAAACAGATCCGTTCCATCAAACCAGGAAAGGCTCGCGCCATCAAACCTGAATGGCTCAATGAATACCTCGAAAATGCTTGATCCTCAAAAAAGTTGACAATCCCTCAAATATCTTGATAGCGTGAAATTACTCATTCTTTTTTCTCCACGCGGCTGGCGATCCCCTCTAATACCCTCGTCAGTCGCAACCACAAGGCAAGGAAGCCATGGCGAAGAAATGGATACCTACCGAACAAACCTACCAAGACATCGAGCGCATGGCTGCGCTTGGCCTCAATGAGCAGGACATCGCGCATAATCTGGATCTTCATCCGAATACCCTCAGCGATAAGAAAAACGAGTTTGACGAAATCGAGAACGCTATAACGCGCGGGCGCGCGAAAGGGATCCAGAAGGTCACAGGGCATCTGATGGAGCAGATCGAGGGCGGCAACCATCAAGCCACCGCATTTTACCTCAAGAACCGAAGGCCAACGGAATGGAATGACATTCAGAGCGTGGCTGCGATCCAGGTGAACCTGGGCAAGCTCAGTGACACTCAGCTGCTTGATGAGCTGCGCGGCGATGAAACGATTGCTCATGCCGTAGCAAACGAATTGCCAGAGCTGGAAGGTATCAACGATGTATCAACACATGGCACTGGCTGAACAAATCCCTGCAATATCAGTGGGTTATGACTTAGGCAATCGGGTTGTGAACCCGCGTAGTGATGTCAAAGTGCTGCTGCGCCCCCTGGATCCTGACGGTACGGCTGGCGAAATGGAGCTGGGCCTGGTCATGGATTCCTGGACTCGCGGGGTGGCAGATGACTCGCCTTGGAATCCCCAGGTCGGCAGAGGCCGCGGCGGGGTGGCCCGCACCCCCGTACCCCCCCATATCACCCTTTACTACCACGACACACTCCTCAAAAAAAATCTCCCCAATATGAGCATTATGGTCGCATGTGATCCTTCTGCTCCCTCTGCCGTTTGGGGCTGGTGCGCGTATTCGCCGGAGGTGCTGCATTACGTGTACGTGAAGAGTGCGTTTCGGCGGATGGGCATAGGCGGTGCGATGATACGGGATTTGTTGGATAACGGGATATTTTCGGATGCGGGAGAGATTTGTTGCAGCCATAGAACGGCGGGATTGTTTAGGGCGTGGCCGGAAGTCAGATGGTTGTGGAACCCTTACAAGATTTTAGGCTTATGAAGGAATTAGCAAAAATTCAATTTTCGAAATATTTGCAGATACCGAGTGCTGGCGGCGGGGAGTCTTTACGTGCGTCAGATTCCATTTCCATCGATTTTGATGATGCGGATCGGCTGGTTTATATCACGGCAACGAATCCGGCGGATGGCGTGGTGAGTAGGCGTATAGTTCCATTGGAGAATGTGATGATGATGGAGCTGATGGAAGATTTTGAAACGGCACAGAAACAGAAGGAAGAGATTGGCAGGAAGTCCGAAAAAGCGAGCGCGAAGGGAAGCGAGGGCGGATCTGGGTTGGACGCCAAGGCAAAGGGCGCTGGCCGAGGAAGCAGTAAGAAGAGTTCGAGCAAAAAAGGCGGTTCAGGAAAAGCTTGAGGCGGTACGTGCTGCGAT